GCATTCCGCATTGCGACGGACGTGAGCCGTGCGTAGTTGATGATCTCCTGGCGCTGATCGTCGGGCGTGAGAATGTCTCCGACTGCCGATGCGTTGGTCAGATCCTTGAGGACCGGCACCTTGACGCCAGGCATCTTGAGGGTCTGCTGTTGGGCGTCGTGGATACAGGCGAGAATCTGCGCCGTAGCGTCAGACTGCGCCATCCGCGCGACCTTCTGGCCCATCGCCGTCTGGTCGCCGCCGAACCGCCTGGAGAATGACTCACCAAACGCGGCCTTTGCTCGGTTCAGGTTCATGCCGTTGTACTCGGCAGGATGTCCGACCTGGATGCGCGCGCTCTTGGAAAACTCGCCCATGCTGAACTGCTGCTTGAGGTTTGTCAGCTCCTTCTCTACCTCTTCGGCCTTGGCCGCTTTCTCCTCGAGCTCCTTCTGCTTTCGCTCGGCCTCGGCAGCCTCCTCGGCCTTTTTCTGTTCTGCCTCGATCTCCTCGCGGAGCTGCTTCTTCAGAGCTTCGCGGTCGACCTCTTGGCTTTTCGTCTCTTCGGGCATGACGCCCTCCTTAGGTTCTGTATTTTCAAGGCTGATAGGCTGCACCGTAACCCGCCTTTGCTCGCCAGCTTCCTGCCCCTTCGCTTGCGCGGCGGGCGTTGCCTGATCGAGCATCGACTTGACGTGCGCCATGTCGTAGCCCCGTTCTTCAGCCGAATGAATGATCTGCGCGAATGAGTTAGACGGGATCGGGACCGCGCTCACTTCGAGAAGGTTCCACTTGGTCCAGACCAGCGTCGGCTCTTTCGTCTCCTCGTCGTCAATGATGCGGTGCTCGGTCGGCACGAACCCGATGGAGAAGCTGGTCATAAAACCGCCGTCGTACAGCGACTTGATCTCCTTCGCAAACGGTGTGTCCGCGAACCGGATGGTCATCCGCACCGCTTTGTCGTCGACCTTGATCTCGGTCGCCTTACCGATGGGAGGTTGTCCCCACTGGTGGCCGAAAAGGATCACGGGGTTGCGCATGTACTCGTCCAGGTTGGCGAGTCCAGCGGGTTCCACGATTTCCCCGTCACGGTCTATGTCCGACGTCGTGGCGACGATCTGATAGCCACCATCTGCGGCTTTCAGCTTCGCGCCCATCTCTTTGCGTTCGTAGCTTACATCGCTCATCGCATTCCCCTCGTACAGTGACGAGCACACGGCGGTGCGTTGGTCCTGGCTCGGAAACTCAGACTGCATTGTCGAGTTCGACATGCACCGCCCCATGAACTCATCCCGCGTCTCCCCTGCGTTTGGGGTTGGTAGTGGCATCGGTCACCTCTCCCGGCTCGCCCATGTCTTTCAGGACGGCCTTATCTTCCTTGGTCGTGCGCCGCGGCTTCTCTTCGTTGAATGGCGGCTTCCGCAACCGCGCCTCGATATTGTCCAGCCGTCGCTCCATCTGCGAGAATCGCGCTTCCAATCGTTCCATATCGCTTTTGCGTGCGTAGTCAGTCATCACTCTTCCCCCTCGTATATCGGTTCCAGTATACACCGGCAGTTGATCACTTCGCTCGGTGGCCCGTTCGGATCAAGCGGGTACTCCAGTCCATTCGGAAACTTTGCGTTCCAATCAATCGCGCCGGCGCCTTCCGCTCTCAAATGAGAGTCCCGCGCGTCCGGGGCCGCAAGCCACCGCTTCTTAACCGGCTCGGTATCATCCATCGCGCGCTTGCGTGACTGCGAGAATGAGCTATGCACCTCTGTCCGGGCAATGGTCTTTGACCGTGACAACAGGTTATCAATGCTGCCGTCCAGCGCTTCCTCGACCAGCTCCTGCGTCTCCGCCTCCGTCAGCCCCTCGGCAATTGCTCGCTCGGTAGCCTCTCGTAGTTTCTTGCGCACTTCATCGCGGGCGCTCTCTGTAACCAGCTTCACATGCTTCCCGGCAATCTGATTCGCAATGTTGATCACCTCTTCCGGCGCTTCGTCAAACTGCCGTCCCACAATCTGCTGCCATCCAATGCGCCCGCCCTCCACGATGAATCCGTAGAACAGGTCAAACAGCTTGGTAATGCGAATGCTTTTGTCGATATCGTCATCGTCGATCTGCTTGCTCTCATACGACTTGCCAAGCCGCTTCTGTAACCGCCGCTTCGCATCCCGCCAGAACGTGCGCAGTTCCTTCTCAAGCTGGTGGATCTGCTTGTTCACACCGTCGGTGGCGCGCTTGTACCGCGTGATGTTAAAGGCTCGCTGTACGTCCTCGTACTCTTTCGTTTCGCTCTGTTGCGCGGACATGAGTTGTGGCGTTGCGTTCGCCGGTCGTGGCTCATCTCCTCCGGGGATCTCCTCGAACCCAAGGTTCAGCCGCTCGTTGATCATGTTTGCCGGGACGCCCATTTCGTAGTAAACCTTCGCCGCCTCAGCCTTCTCCAGCACGCTCTCGGACAGCGCCTCAATGTTCGATACGTCAAAGCGCATCTCGAGATCGTAGCGCCCGAGAAATGCGTTGTTGATCTTGCTCTCGATCGTACGCATGTAGGGAATGGCCTTGTCGGTCCAGAAGTATCGCCGCGCCTCTTTCGCCGTGGCGTACTTGCTCAGATCCTCTCGGCCGATGATCACCGGATCAACACCGAACACCGCGCAAATGTCATGCAGCGTCAGGTTGAATTGCTCCACGAACTGCGCGTCTTTCTGGGTCGTGTTTGTTGATTCCCACGTCAGATCACCCGACAACAGCTTGCTCTTGTGCGCCTTTCCCGCGCCCTGCTCGTTGTCGATTAGGCGTCGGCGTAGCCTGATAAACTGCTCTTCGGTAAGGTCGGCTTCGGTCTTGTAGTAGCCGCCTGGGGTAGCGTCATTCTCAAAGAATGCGCGGTTGTACCGTCTCGCCTGATACTCGCTTTCGTTCGACAGTCGGGCCGCTGTCAGTGGAGCCAGGCCGCGGAACCGGTCGTCTGGGTGAATGTAGCGATCGTAAATCACTTGCTCGGGCGGTACCCTTCGTTTGTCGAGAAACGTCCAGCCCAGCCACCGGTTATTCTCTACCCACTCTCGGTACTCGTGTGGCTGATACGGCTGGATGTTCAACGGGACGCCGCTCTGCTCATCTGCATCCAGCAGGAACATCGCCTCGCCTTTGCGCTCTTTGTAGATCACCCAAAGCTCGATTAACTGAGGGAACGTCAGAAGCGCGGTCGGCTGCATGAGCCGGTCGATTGCCGGGCTCCCCCGCATAAACTCCCGGTCACTGCCCGCCCGGTAGAACTTCACCGGTACCGTGGAGATCCGCTTCGCAATGGCGTTGATTACCGCGTAGACATACGGCAATTGCCGGTAGGCATCGTAGAGTTCTTCTGAGCCCGTTCCAAACAGCAGCGATGCCTTCGGATTCTTCAGGTCGATCGCGCCTTTCATGTTCGCAACGAACTGCTCGGCTACTTTCTGCGAGGCTTGTGCTATCTTCGGCTCAAAGATACGATCGATGATCCCCATTACAGCCACCATACCTTTGGAGTCCGGGCGTTGTCGACGGCCATGCACAGATACCGTAGCGCATCCATAGCGTGATCGTTTTCCTTCCGCGGCCGCTCTTTCGTGGCTCCGCTCGGCGACTCATCCCACACGTACATGCCGATCTCCCTCAACAGATTGACACACCGGGGGTGAATATACAATCGCGGCCGGCCGTCACCATGCTTTTGCAATCGCGCTTTCACTGTGCGGATCCCCGGTAGCACGTCCTTCTCGGCCGGCTTCGTGTTGACGCCTGCCTGCCGAAGCTCGGCCACGTCTTGCGCGTCATGGTCGGCCACGCTCATGCGCACCGGCCCACGTTGCTTGATCTCCACCGCATGGTAGCTGATCAACTCCCGCGTCTTGTAATGCTCGTCATAGATGTACAGCCGACCATCCCCGTCCAGCGCTCCCCACAAACAGACAAACGGGTTGGTGTAGCCGAAGTCGATTGCACTGTATCGTTCCCAATCCTCGCCAGGCTCCACGTCCACGACATGCAGATTTGGATCGAACTCGTCATAGATCAGCCCTTCAAGCTGCACGAACTGCCCGCCCAGCTCCTGTGCTGCAAACTCCCCGGAGTATGCCGCCTCGAGGTCCGCTATGTACTCATCTGGTAGATTGGTGTTGTCCTGCGTGCGAGCTCGGATCAGCTCGTATTCCGGGTCGTCTGCCATCCACCGGTCGTATACCCAATTCACCCCGTTTGGCGTGGTGGTGATCCATGCCGCAGGCTTCCCTACGCGCAACCGGCCCAGCACAATGTCAAACACGGTTGGCCGCATGAGTGCTGCTTCATCGAGCCATGCCCATGCAAGGTTGGGGCC